GGTGGCCATCACCTGCCAGCGCCCCGGCACCCAGCGGCTGCGCGCCGCCTTGGCGGGGCTGCCCGGCTAGGGGGCGCGCAGGCAAGAAAAAGCCCCGCATCGGCGGGGCTTTTTCATGGGGCGGAGCGGGGCGTCAGACGATCACGCCCTGGCTGCGCAGGTAGTCGTCGTAGGTGCCGCTGAAGTCGGTCACGCCGGTCTCCGAGAGTTCGATGATGCGGGTGGCCAGGGAGCCGACGAACTCGCGGTCGTGGCTGACGAAAATCAGCGTGCCCGGGTAGTTCTCCAGCGCCAGGTTGAGCGCCTCGATGGATTCCATGTCCAGGTGGTTGGTAGGTTCGTCCATCACCAGCACGTTGGGCTTCTTCAGGATCAGCTTGCCGAACAGCATGCGGCCCTGCTCACCACCGGAGATCACCTTCACCGACTTGAGGATCTCGTCGTTGGAGAACAGCATGCGGCCGAGGGTGCCGCGCACCAGCTGCTCGCCGCCCTGGGTCCACTGGCCCATCCAGTCGAACAGGGTGACGTCGTCTTCGAAGTCGTGGGCGTGGTCCTGGGCGTAGTAGCCCAGCTCGGCGCTCTCGGTCCATTTCACGCTGCCGGCGTCCGGGGTCATTTCACCGACCAGGGTGCGCAGCAGGGTGGTCTTGCCGATGCCGTTGGGGCCGATGATGGCGACGCGCTCGCCGGCTTCGATCTGCAGGTCCAGGCCCTTGAACAGTTGCTTGTCCTCGAAGCCCTTGGCCAGCTTCTCCACGGTCACCGCCTGGCGGTGCAGCTTCTTGTGCTGCTCGAAGCGGATGAATGGGCTGACGCGGCTGGACGGCTTGACCTCGGCCAGCTGGATCTTGTCGATCTGCTTGGCGCGGGAGGTGGCCTGCTTGGCTTTCGAGGCGTTGGCGGAGAAGCGGCTGACGAAGGTCTGCAGCTCGGCGATCTGCGCCTTCTTCTTGGCGTTGTCGGCCAGCAGCTGCTCGCGCGACTGGGTCGCCGCGGTCATGTACTCGTCGTAGTTGCCCGGGAACAGGCGCAGCTCGCCGTAGTCCAGGTCCGCCATGTGGGTGCACACGCTGTTCAGGAAGTGGCGGTCGTGGGAAATGATGATCATGGTGCTGTTACGCGCCGTGAGGATGTTTTCCAGCCAGCGGATGGTGTTGATGTCCAGGTGGTTGGTCGGTTCGTCCAGCAGCAGCACTTCCGGGTCCGAGAACAGCGCCTGGGCCAGCAGCACGCGCAGCTTCCAGCCGGGAGCGACTTCGCTCATCGGGCCGAAATGCTGTGCCAGCGGGATGCCCAGGCCGAGCAGCAGCTCGCCGGCACGGGATTCGGCGGTGTAGCCGTCCATCTCGGCGAACTCGGTCTCCAGCTCGGCCACGGCCATGCCGTCTTCCTCGCTCATCTCCGGCAGGGAGTAGATGCGGTCGCGCTCGGCCTTCACCCGCCACAGTTCCTCGTGGCCCATGATCACGGTGTCGATGACGCTGAAGTTCTCATAGGCGAACTGGTCCTGGCGCAGCTTGCCCAGGCGCACGTTCGGCTCGAGCATCACCTGGCCGCCGGAAGGCTCCAGATCGCCGCCGAGGATCTTCATGAAGGTCGACTTGCCGCAGCCGTTGGCGCCGATCAGGCCGTAGCGGTTGCCGTTGCCGAACTTGACGGAAACGTTCTCGAACAGCGGCTTGGGGCCGAACTGCATGGTGATATTTGCGGTGGAGATCAAGAGCTTTACCTTTCAATGACTTACAAGCTGTCTGCCGAAGTCGATACCGATTTGATACCAGTATTTAACTTCGCAATCTCGGTCCAATCGGAGCCAGAGTTGATCCAGCGGGCGTACGTAGAGAGAAGCATTTGGACGCTATTGCCCAACTGCTGTGCGATGAAGGCGGGGTTCATGCCTGACATTAGGCACATTGTCGCATAGGTGTGACGGCAGTTATATGGCTTGCGGTACCGGATACCCAGGCCCTTGAGGATCGGTCGCCACTGGTGGTGGACGTCGGAAGTCTGCTTGATGAACTCGCTGTTCTTCGACGGCGGGAAGACGAACGGCGTTTCCTTGATGCGCCCCTCTCCCTTCTTCCGGCGCTCGGCATATGCCAGGGCAAACTCCAGCGCGTGGATGGCGCGATCGTTCAGCAGCACCGTCCGGTCCTTGTGGGTCTTGGTGCGCTCCTCTACTTCCCCCAGTGCAACTACCCGGAATACCCGCACTGTCCGTTTCTGGAGGTCGACGGCGTCCCACTGCAGCGCAATTGCCTCGCCGATCCTCAGCCCCGAATAGAACATGAATTCGTAGAGCGCCGCGTAGATGCTGCTCGGCCAGAAATCACGGGCATACATCGCCTCGATGATCTGGTCCGCCTCCTCTTGGGTGAAGGGGTCAACCTCCTTCTTCCCGCGCCGTGGCAACTCAATGGGCTCTGCGGGGTTCTTGTCGATGACGCCGTCTTCAACGGCCGTGCGCAGCACCGTGCCAAGGCGCCAGATGGCGTTGCGCTTCACCCCAGGCGATGACCATTCGGTGTCCGCGATGATCTTTCGGAGCAGGGTGGTGGTTATCAGGTCGATGCGGGTTTTGGCCAGATGGGGCTGCCAGTAGAGGTTCAGCGCGCTGACGTAGTTGCCCCTGGTGCCCTTCGACATCCCCCGGCTGTCCAGCCAGAGCTGGGCGTATTCACCGAAGGTGTTGAGCCCTGCCACGTTCGCCGAGCTTGGGAAAAGCTCGGCGTACTTGGCGTCGTCCAGCAGGTCCATCTTTATCAGGCCAATTACATGAGCACGCAGTCGGGATGCAGCCTGGATGCCTTTTTGCGTGACGGGAAGCGGAAGTGTTTCGCTGCGACGTCTTCCGTTCCAGGTGAAGCGGACGCGGAGGGAGTTGCGGAAGATTTCCACCCCGGCGGGCAAGTCCATTGGTTTTCCAGCCATTCATCGTATCTCCGTTTGCTGTAGATGGTTTCGCGGCCGAGCTTGATCCAGACCCCTTCGGGGATCTGCTTGCGGAAGCGCCTGGTCCGCAGTGCTGCGACGGTGGTGCCGAGGAAGGCGGCGAATTGCACCTCGGTGAGCTTGTCGTGTGCGTCCTCAGTGCTTTGGTGAGCTGCAGACATAAGGAGTCCTCCCCGCCAGCAGAGCTGGCAGGCTGTAGTTGAGAGATCGTTTGTCGGTGAGTCGGGCAGGCGACGCGGCAATGGTCTATGTCTTTCTACGCGATCACGCATGGAGGGCATGGAAATGCCTGAGTACAAAGATGTCGATGGGAAGCGCTGGGAGATTGAGGACTGGCCTGGTCATTCCTATAAGGCGATGGTCATCAATCGCGCATACCGCCAATCGCTATTCGCCGTTGAGGATATTCGCGGGCAAAGGCAGATCTTCTTCCGGTGCGAATGGTGTCAGCGCTGGATCACCTCTGCAGGCATACAGGGCGATCACACAGCGCCACAGCGTTTGGAACAGAATGCCGTGCAAGGAATGACGGCCGGTCTGTTCTCTGACGAGCTCTACAACCTCACCCTGTCCTGCCAGGAATGCAACGGTGGCACTCGCAAGAAGGCTGCTCGACAGAGCCGTGGTTCCTTCAGGCGCGACCGCGAGGCGCAGGATCCGCAACCTCTCGGCGGGCAGTAGAGCTACAGCCAGGATTCGAAGTCCTGGCTTTACGAATTCTTGGTGTTACGCAACTGCGGTGCGTAGCTGTTGATCTCGTCTCTGGCGTGTGCTTTGTGGCGCTTGGCAGGCCCGCTGTATCGATGAACAAGTGCGCACTCGCGGATGAGCTCATCGGGGCCGATAGAGCTGAGAATGCAGGTGCGCTGATGGCTTGCAAAGAAGCTGATTTCTCCAATCACTTCGCCATCTGCGTAACAGGCGGTCGTCATCCCTTCGCTGCTTCCGGTGTGCTTGATCCTATTGAACATGGTCGACCTCCTGGCTGGGTAGTTGCTCCGCCTCTGTGAAGCCCCTTGTTGGGTTCCGTGGTGCGTCTTGCTTGTGTAGCCGCGCTGCTGCGCCGGCTATCTCGTCCTCTCCGTTGATGGTTGAGTTCTCCGGTATGGAGCAGGTCGATCCCTCTCGGGGCCTGGACCTCGATTCCCCTGGGCCGTGGTAGCCGGTGAGACTCCGGCTTCTGTGCCGGCGGTGTTCTGCTGGCGTGAATCAAATATAAGTCAGCTTATTTTATGTGGTCAATAAGCAATCTTATATATTTGAAATGACGTTGATGCTGACGATTTGCCGAGTTACTGTATAAATATCCAGTAATGAGGAGTAAGCCAATGGCCAAGCAGATGACCCAGAAGCAACCCGAACGCCGCGTGATGAGTAGCCGTGAGCGCCTGGGCTTGAGGGTGTCGGAGATGATCAATTCACCGAAGTCGCAGCTGGACCGGCGCGTGACGATCCACCGGCTGGACACAGACGATGATCAGGCGTGGGAGGAGGTGATGGGGCTGCTGGCCGAGACAGATGGAATCGAGATGGACTTCAACGACGACGGCACGGTGACGCTGCAGTGGGCGCAGCAGGAGGAGGGCGATCCTGAGATCGAGGAGGAGGAGCTGAAGGTGCTCTGGAAGGAGTCGGTGGAGATGCCGGCGCCGTTCTGATCACGATCGCTGTGGCGCGAGCATGGGCTCGCGCCAGTCCCTAACCTGTTTAAGATCTTCAGGCTGCAGTTAGCGGCAGCGCAGGCCGACTACGCCTACTGGGACAACATGGACGAAGAGAATACGGAGCCGGACGAGGTGTGGGGGCGGAATGATAAGCCCCGCACTGTGCGGGGCTTCCATCACCATTTACAACTCAGTAAACATTTTAAAAGTACAGTAATGATTGATATGGCTAGAACAACTAAAAGTCTTCCATATACTGGATGGGATAGCAGCAGAACCCCAAAATTTGTTTTCCCTTTTTTAGTGTCCCAGTCGGAAGAGGGGATGTTGTCGTTTTCGATGATTGGGCGCCAAAATTTCTCTACGTGCTGATGTTTTTCCTCGAAAAACTCACTATGAGAGTAGTCGAAGTACCTGTCGGTGACAGAAGCATTTTGGAATCCACGTCGTCCCGAGCTTCCGTAACCTATAGTTGTGCATGTAGCAAACAGTGGCCAAATATCTCTCGTCCCGACGTCGTTGATTATCGAGTTTTTAGAGAGTTCTTTGGCATTTCGATCCCAAGGGTAGTTTCTGGGAATAATGGCGCCGCATATAATGATCTTGCTAAATCGTATATCGGGATGCTCATTTAAGATTCTGCTAACAATGTAGCTGCCATAGCTATGAGCAATTACACAAATTGAAGCTAATGGCTCTTCCGTCTTGATTTTTCTGATTTCACGAACAATTTTATTTACGGGGCCAGAGCGAAATGGTCCGAAAAGCTGAATAGCAGTAAAAACATCATAGCCGAGGTCATGCACCTGAAGGGCGGCTACTCCAGCCATTTTTTCCTGGACATGGCGCTGCCAAGATCCATCTGTCTGGATTCCATGTATCAAAACTAGAATTTTTGACTCGGAGCTATCTTTTATTCCCTCTCGTTTATTATCAACTAAACAATCGAAAAGGGATAAATGCTTCGGGGGGATGGTGATTCTTATAGCAGAAAAGGCTTCTCTTCTTTTGGCTGGCTCAGTGGTTTTCCAAAGCGTCTCAACTAGGCGGACAATATCAGTGGTATCCATTATTCACCACGTTAAAAATGGTAGCCAAATCTTCGTCGCTGACCTCCATTTCCATACCTTGCAGAGGGTCGTAAACAGATTTGGGACAGTTATACCAACTATCTACTTCCATTATCTCTGGGCCAAGTGGGGAGCGAATGATATATCTTCTTTTTAGAATGCTTTCGTCCAGAAGAAGAGCTAATAGTTTTGCAAAACGTGCAGAGCTGCCGGCTTGAGAAATATCATAAAGGCGACTAGTGTCCATAACTACATCATAGACGCGGCCGCCTTCTCGCGCCTCAATATCACCGAGGTGATCAGCCACTCTCCTTAAAGAGTCGGCTATTTGAGGAAAGCTTTTAATTAAGCGAGAGAATCTTTCCGATAACATATGAGTATTCTCTTGGGGTGCAGGCAGCGTTTATTGCGAACTCATTCAGTTCGCCGCTCAACATTACATGGATTTGTCGTTCTGCGTCATTTGGCATTATAAACCAAACATTGCTTCCCGTCACAAAACCATTGTTGCTGAGGAACTCATTCATGGCGGAAGTGGAGCCTCCATCATCATGAAGGTTTTTCGACATGTCTGCTGCTGAAAGGTTCATAGCAACGCCGAAGTCATTTTTCGCGGTGGTTGTTGTGTAACGAACAACTCCAACAAGTTTGTCTTTATCTGAAAAAAGTCTTCCTTTGGCTTTGCTAAGTGACAATTGTTCAAATGAATCCATAGGAATTAACTTGCTTGTGAGTCGAAGAACTGCAGATATTTGTTCGTGATATTTGCTGGAGTTGTCCCTGGAGGCAATTCTGAGCTCCAGTACGCCTTCGGAGTTCAAGTGAGCAATACTTACAGCTCTGCGCTTCTTGACTTCATAGGTCTTAGTCTTCCTACTAGTTGCCTCATCATATTCTTCGCCAACCAGCTTGTTGGTCTCTCTGCACTCACAGATTTTAATTGTTAAGGAAATTGGCCCTGTTCCATTTGGGGCTTCCGCTAGACGAATATCAACGAGGCGCGCCTCTTCTGGCATCTCGACGTATTGAGGCTCAGATAGGAGTTTGCTTACGCCCAGCTCTGCGGCAATTTTTTGAATACGATTTTTATTAAGTATTATTGCTGCATCTGCAGGGGGGCATTTGAATATGAATGTATGTTGCCTTCCCTGCTCTTCTACTTCTCGGAGCAGAGAAGCTAAGTCGTCAAGTTCAAGCTTTTTCTGTCTGAGGGCGGGAAGAATGCGCTCAGAATAAAGGGTATCCCAGTTTGGTGCAGTTATTGGTATATTCTTTTCCTTGAGAAAATCACGCACAACATTTTGACTGGTTGCCTCTTTGAGCAGATTAAAAATGATCTGCGCTTGCTTTTCTTCTGACTCGCTCAGCACTTATTCGCTCCAATAAAATATAGCAGACATACTTACTATTTTTGCTGAAGGATTGAGCCAAGCTAGTGAACAGGAAGGTAAGAAATGCTTGATAGTTAGTGGGCATCCTTCCAGTACCAATTGGTCGCCAGCTGCGATCCATCGCACCTCATTCTCGCCTGTTGGAACAGGGGCTTCAACAATTAAGTAGTGGTTTTTGGCCTTTTGCCATTACTGGCAGGGCCGGTGTAGCTTTGGAGCGTCATTCGTGCATATCGCTTGGGTTCGCTTGCGGAGTGCATCTCGGGTGGGGAGTCCAAGAATAGGTCCCGCATGCTGAGGTTGATCTATGCGCGTCCCCTCTGCCAGACGTCCGCTACGGCTGCTTGTTAGGTAAACATCTCGGCGCGGGGGGCGACGTGTATCGGCGGGTAGTGTTAGATCAGAAAGGCACCTTTCTTCACGTCTGTGGCGCAACCTGATGGGAGCGATATCGCAGAGCCACGATCCGATAGCGAACGGTAAAACCTCTTTGTTAGTGACGCCTAATTTCTTCTCAGTGATGGGGCCTTACCAAACTCCGATTCGTAGCTGGATACCATGCGCTGGCATGACTTGGTGACGAATTCGCGATTAGTCGATGCGGCGGGGAGGGTGTCGACCTGCTCCCAGCAATAGTCGATGGCGGCTCTTGCCTTGGATTTCTCAGGGCTGGAGTTCAGCATGCCGAACCCGAGGAAGGCGATGATCCCGCTAACTGGCAACAGCAGAAGCCAGGCGTAGCTAGTCGATGCGACTGGTTTTGCTCCGCAGGTTGGGCATGTCTTTGCCGTGCTAGAAACCTGAGCCTCGCATTCCTTGCAGTTAACCAGCGCCATATGAAGTAACCCTATTTGGCCAGCCTAAGGCCTCTGCGCCGACGCACAGTAGACCACCAGAAAACCCAACCCTGTCAAAACTCTGAACTCATGCCTTTCTCGCATTCCAGATCAGCAGAACCCTAGCGTGGATGGTCACGTCCGTCAGGGGCACTTCTCGGTCCTTATGTCTGGGGTTGTCGGAGATCAGCTCAATGGTCTCCTTGTCCACCATCTGCAGCCGCTTGATGTACAGGTGGTCGTTCCAGGTGAGGACGTAGATGCCATCGCCGGCGAACTCATTGACGCCGCGGTCGACGATCAGCGGGTCCTTGTCGTTGATGGTTCCCTCCATGGACTGCCCCCATCCGGTGATCATGGCCAGATGGGCAGGGGAGGTGAAGGTGATCCCGTTCTCTTGGAGATAGGATTCCTTGACGATGACGTTCCTGATGACCTCGGCATAGTCGGGCGCTACTTGTCCATGGCCCATGGAAGCGCGTATGTCGTATTGCGGGATGACAATCTCGCCCTTCATCGCGGGCGCTGGCGCCGGGATGAAGGTGGAGGCGCATTGATCCTCGGCGGCGCCCAGCAAGCGCTCCCGGGCTTCCTGCGAAAGCGCTTTTCCGGCCTTGGTGGCGAGCATAGCGCGGACCAAGTCTGCAGGGCTTTTGCCAGCTGCCGAAACAGCAGAGTCAGCTCGCTCTACTGCTGCGCCAGGCCCCTCTCCGCTACCACTTGAAAGCCAGGAAGGGTCAACGCCGCACACCTCCGCGATCTTCAGCAGGTGCACGCTCTGTAGGTTGTCTCCGCGCTCAAGCTGAGAAATCACTGGCTGAGAAACGCCCACCCGCTCGGCGAGTTGCTTCTGGGTCAGGCCGCCGTAGTCGCGCGCCTGCTTTATCCGGTCTTTGAGATGGCTCATGCGCGCCAATCTATAAGTGCGCTTATAGGCTTGCAAATAAGATTCCTTATCTATAATGTATAAGCAGACTTATTTTGAGGGAAGGCGAATGACCGCTATCCAACGGCTGGTCGATCACTTCGGCGGCCAAACGAAGACAGCTCAGGCTTTGGGCGTATCTCAAGCAGCAATCTCTTACTGGCTGTCGGGCATCCATTCCATCAGCGCCGAGAATGCTTTCAAGGCTGAGGAGGTTACGGGTGGGCTCGTGACCGCCAAAGAGCTCTGCGCTCGCGACAAGTCACCCAAGGTCGCCTGACTGGCGCCATCCACGAATACAGGATGGCGTGCCACGTAGGGTGCCGCCACGGAAAGAAGAGCGAGGTTTTACGATGGACAGGTTCCTGCGGTCTTGCCACGACACGGTGAAGGACAACGACGCGAAGCAGCTGGCGGCGCAGATGGGGCTTCCTCATGTAAGCCTGCTGCAGCGCGCCAACCCGGACAACGACGCCCACCGCCTCACGATCAACCACCTCTACACGATGCTTCTGCACACGCAGGACTTCCGTGCCCTGGCGGCGCTGGCGGACGAGTTCGGATTCCGGCTGGTGCAGAAGGAGGAGGCCGAAGCTAAGGCGCTGTCGAGCGCGGTACTGGGCATGCATGCCGAGTTAGCGGACGTTACTCGCGCCGTGGCTGATGCTCTGGCCGACAACCGCGTGACCGAGATGGAGAAGAAGATGATCCACCGGGAGATCACTGGTGCCCGTGAGGCGCTGGATGTCCTAGAAGCCTCGGTGAAGGTGGCCTGATGGCAGCCCCGTTAGTGCCTTTGGTCAGTTGGTTACTCGCCTCGGTGACACCGTGACGAAGTGCGGCCAGGTGCTGGCTGACGGGAAGATCGACGCGAAAGACAGGCCAGCTCTGCCTGCCGCCATTGAAACGCTTCGCTTCGTGGAGTCTCGCTCGTTCGAGATTCGGCGTGAAATGGAGAACGAGCTGTCGGCTCAATCCGAGTCGCAACCCCATGCATTTGTCTAATGCAGGGCAGAAAAAAACCGCCACTTGGGCGGTTCTTCATCACCACTCGTTGGCGCGAGTGGCTCATTCAAAACGTCTAGAGGACGAAGAGATGAACGGCGAGAAAGCTACCAAACGTACTTCTCAAAAGCAATCCACCACCTATTTCAATGTTCAGATCGAAGGGCGGGAGCGCCACCCGTATGGGCTAGCGGGTCCGTTCAAGACCATTGAAGAGGCCGACAGGGCATTGGATTGGGTCAGCGGCAGTCTTCTCGCCCAAGGCCGCGGTGATCTGAAGCCCATCATCTGGGAGTGCCAGTTCTTCGACACGATAGAGCTTGAGTGGGACGAGCGTTTTCAGGAGAGCGACGAGGGCGCAACTGTGAGCCAAAGCCATTCGCAAGAGAGGGTTGCAGCATGAACGCTAACGTTAAGTTCCAGCCAAGCATGCTTCGCTCGCAGATCGAAACCGCTAGTGGTGTCAGCTTTCATAGAAGTGGACATGTTGATAAGAAACAGAAGCTGTTCAGCGTCAACGCAGGCGTCGATTTAGAGGACGCGCTGAACAGTATTTCCGATCTGCTTGATCTTGCTGAGGAGCCGATTTTTGAAGCGGGTATGGGCGAGCCTCTGAGAGACAACGCAGCTTGGCGAGTTCACTTTGTTCTCCAAGCGGCAAAGGCTGGAGTTGACTCTTTGCTCCAGGCACTGGCCACCGAAAATGCTGAGCTCAGAATGCATGAGGCTCGCATTGCGTAACTTCGGATCGATAACTGGGGTTACGCCGTAACCCCATTGACCAAGTAACAAATTGATATTCGAAAACACCGCATTAGCGGTGGCGGGATCGGTTTGCCTGATGAAACCGAACTCGGTTTCTACAACAGCATTTGGCAAGTGTGATTTCGGAATGCACGAGCATCCGAATCGACCTAGGAAGGTGAGTAATGAATCGTCCACCTGTTCAGTCTTTCTCCACCGCAGAAATTTCGCCCACGTCCACCCCGGCGGCAGTGATCGCAGGCCCCTGGCCGACCTATATCCAGTTCCGCTCTCTCTCTGAGCGAGAGCGCTGGGTGATGTACGGATCGGCCAAGGCCTACCGCGGTGCGCTGGAGGATCGAGGCATCGTCATGGCTGAGCCTTATGACGACTTCATCCGGCGTGTAACAGAGGAGCTGAATATCTGATGGCTCGCGCTCGCAACATCAAGCCAGGGTTTTTCGAGAACGAGGTGCTGGCTGAGCTCGGACCATTCGATCGTTTGCTCTTCATGGGGCTGTGGACTCTGGCTGACCGAGAAGGTCGGCTGGAGGATCGCCCCAAGCGGATCAAGATGAAGCTGTTCCCTGGTGACGACTATGACGTCGAGCGTGGGCTCGAGGCGTTGGCAGGGAAGGGCTTCATCAGCCGTTATGAGGTTGAGGGGCATGCAGTCGTAGAGGTCGCCAACTTCCTCAAGCATCAGAAGCCGCACGGGACCGAGAAGGACAGCACGCTGCCCGACGCTAACGGTTTCCTCACTGTTAACGAACGTGGAAAGGGTGGCTGCGTCACCGGTAAGAAACGCTTGGTGCACGTTAAGGACACCCCTTCCACTGAGGAAAATAACGTTAATCCAACGTTAGATAACAGTTCTGTAACGGTGGATTCACCGTCCGATAACGCCCTGATTCTCCGATTCACTGATTCACCGAATCCTGAAGAAGAACACCCCCTACCCCCTCAAGGGGGCGACGACGCGGCGAGCAGTCCGGGCAAGGCTCAGCCGAAGCCGGAGCGGAAGCCTCGAGCGCCAACGTTCGATCCGGTGAGCGCCTGCCCCGACTGTGTCACCCCGGATGTCTGGGCGAAGTGGGTGCAACACCGCAGGGAAATCCGAAAACCCCTTACGCCGACCTCCTGCAGCCAGCAGGGCGAGGACCTGGCGAGCCATCCACGTCCCGATGCCGTGATCGAGTTGAGCATTGCGAACGGCTGGCAGGGGCTGTTCCCGGACAAGATCGGTGCGCCCGGCAACGAGGTCGGTCGAGCGCCTCCTGGATCCACCAGCGCTGTGCTCGTAGTGCCAACCCACACCCAGGAGATGTACCCCGATGAAAGAATCTAGGTTCAGCCCAGTACCCCGTACGGCCGGACACCGCTTGGTCAACTGCCAGGTCGAGGGGCACGGCCAGTACGAGCAGCACCTGATTGAGCAGTTTGACGGATCCTGGAAAAAGAGCCTTTGCCCGCAGTGCGAGTGGAGTGCGTTGCACAACACGCCGAAGGACAGCGACCCGTTCAAGGAGGCTGAGGCCGACTACCTGGACCGCGAGCTGAGCGCCTCGTTGATTGCCACCGGGATTACGCCACGCTTCCGCCGGTGCAGCTTCGACAGCTTCAGCACCGACGGCGAAGTTGCGAAGGAGAGAGCCCTGCGAGTATGCCGGAGCTATGCCGAGAAGTTCAGCGAACACTACGAGCATGGGCGGGCCCTGATGCTGCTCGGCGAGATCGGCAACGGTAAGACTCACCTGGCCTGCGCGGTTCTTCAGCACGTCGTGCGGAAGGAGGGCGCATCCGGCCTGATCGTGACTGCAGAGGCGATTACCCAGGCTGTCAGTGACAGCTTCCGTAGCAATGCGAGCCTGTCGAAGGCCGAGTTGCTGCGAGAGCTCGCAGAGGTGGATCTGCTGGTGATCGATGAAGTGGGTATGCACACGCCGAGGCCGGGTAAGGACTTCACCCCCAGCCTTCTGCACGAAGTGATCGATCGCCGCTACCAGCTGGTGCTGCCCACCGTGCTCATCAGCAACCAGACGCGGGAGAAGCTGCCCGACTTCATCGGCCCGAGGGCAATTGATCGACTGCGGGAGAACGGCGGCTTGATGGCCCCCTTCACGTGGCAGTCCGCTCGTGTAGGGAGTGCTGCATGAACGCGCCGGAGTACCTGTGTGAAGATCGAAGTACCTTCGCACCACCTTCGAAGCTCTACAGCCACGAAGCGGAGTATTCCCTGATTGGGTCGATGATCCAGCAGCCTGATCTCATCGAGCAGTTGGGGAACCGACTGGAAACGACGGACTTCCACCACCCGGCCTGTTCCGAGCTCTTCCGGCTGTTGCTGGCTTTCCGGGCTCGTGGCAGAGAGATCGATGTGGTGACCCTCTCCGATGGACGCCCGCGGCTCTCGGATGGCCAGGCGACCTTAGCGGTGGCGGCTGAGCTGGTTCGGAACACTCCCAGCGCCGCAAACGCAGGGGAGTACGCCAGGATCGTCAAGCAGCGCTCAGTCGCCCGCCGCGTGATCTCTGCGGCGCACGTGATGAGCCAGCGCCTGGAGGACGGCGAGCCACTAGACGACGTCTTGAGCCAGGGTCAGCAGGCCTGGATGGCCCTTGAAGCTGAGGGCATGGATGAGCGCAAGCGTTATCGATTCGTGGGCGAGATCCTGCCCGAAGCAATCGATCAGATCGATACCCGGTTCAATGGGGAGTCGGTCCAGGGGTTTGATACGGGCCTTCCATCGCTTGATGCCTTCATCACGGCCATCTGTCCTGGGCACGTGGTGGTGGTTGCTGGTGCCCCGGGTAGCGGCAAGACGACCCTTGGGCTTGGCATCGCAGAGCGCGTAGCGTTGGTCAGCAAGGAGCCGGCACTGGTCTTCAGCTTGGAGATGACGGACATCGAGCTGACCAACCGTGCTTTGGCCTCTGTAGGTAGCGTGCCCCTTAAGCACATCAGCGAGGGGCACTCGATGACTGATGGTGATTGGCCGGCACTTACCGCAGCCGTGAGCCTGCTCAACGAGGCGCCGCTGATCTTTTGCGACGACGCTTCGATAACGATGCGCGACATTCGGCAAATTAGCCGCACCGTGAAGCGAGAGCATGGCCTGGGGCTCATAGCGCTGGATTACCTGGGCCTGATCAACGCGGAGCAGAAGTCTGCCAGCCGCTACGACCAGGTGACCGAGATCAGCAAGTCGATCAAGCGGCTCGCCAAGGAGCTCGCAGTGCCGGTGGTGCTGCTCGCACAGCTGAACCGGTCGCCCAACAGCCGCGGCAACAAGCGCCCCACCAAGAGCGATTTGAGGGACTCCGGTCAGATCGAAGCCGATGCCGACGTGGTGGTGCTGGTGCATCGCGACCAGGAAACCGACGCCGGCAAGTCAGGTGTCACTGAGCTGATCGTGGATAAGAACCGGCACGGCGAGGTAGGTGTTGCCCGGGTCCAGCATCAGGGCCACTTCCATCGGTTCGTTGAGCTGGTCGGCAGCCACTATCCAAGTGATGAAGAAGTTGAGATGGCGAGGCCCTACAAGGGGCGTCAGTACGGTAAGGGGAGATCCGCATGACTCGACCACGCACATACAGCGACAAGGCTTTGGGGGATACCGAATACCTGCTGGAGCAGTGGGGCTACTGGAGAATGGATGGAATGGGCGTGCCTGGGTGTGTCTCCCAGATGGCAATGGTGATGAGCCTGCGCAACCCGATGGGGAGCACGAGGTGCTACCGCATCACCGATGAGCTGGCCCAGGCCGTCGACCACGCATTGGCCAGGCTGATCGTCCGTGATCGCCAGATGGGGGATTTTGTTTGGCTCTATTTCGGAGCGAAGTGGCCGGCCCTGCGAATTGCTCGGGAGTACTCCCTTGGTGAGGCGAAGGTCAGGGAGCTGGTGAAAGCCGGCGTGGCCTGGATTGACTGCGCTTTGGAGCGTATGAGAGAGGCTGCGTAAAAAGGTGTTTACGCGCGGAATGCAGGGTGTTCATATGGCAGCGTGAATTGCTGTGAACGCAGCGAGACGCCTGGAAAAGCCCGGCCAAGTGCCGGGCTTTTTGTTTTTGCTTGCTCTGTAACCGCTTTCCTCCTATTACGTAATGAGCCTACCTAAAGGAGGAGTTATGGCTACGGTCAAAATTGCATTCAGAGTTGTTACCGCCAATTTTTTAGGGCTGCTCCTATTTCTTTCATCTGCAGCATCAGCTGACAACTTTCAGCCTGATGACGACTGTAGTGAGCCGTACATGCCTTACGAGTTTGCGAGTGAGTTCGAGCGAGATCAGTTCCTATCTGAAGTTGAAGACTATAAGCAGTGCATTGCTGAGTTTGTTGATGAGCAGAATGATGCAATCACGAGGCACAAGGCCGCTGCTGAAGAGTCAATAGAAAAGTGGAACTCATTTGCACGCTCTCTGAATTGAGTTAGAGAAGCCCGGTCTAAATAGCCGGGCTTTCTCGTTCATGGCGAATCATCTTGCTCTGCGCTGCTCCCCTCATCAGCAGCAGCGCCCTTGCCCCTCCCGGGGCCTTTTATTCATGGAGTGACCCATATGGCAGAGCCGAGCCTTGGAGTGCTGGGCGGCGTTGCCGCGGGCGTAACTGTCGGGGCGGCATGGGCTGGCCTGGACCTGAACGCTGTTATGGGTGCTCTGGCTGGCTCGCTGCTCTTCGTGCTGTTCGCGCCCGACCTGAGCATCTACAAGCGCATTGGGTACTTCCTGGTGAGCCTGGTCGCTGGGTACTACGGTTCTGCCGAACTGATCGGGGTTGGCGCTGCTCGAACCAGTGGCGGCGCCTCGTTCGTGTGTGCCGCGCTGGTGGTGACCATCTCGATCACCATCCTCGAGTGGATTCGCGGCGGGAAGATGCCGGAGTGGCTCCGGTCTCTTCTCGACCGTAGAGGAGGCGGTAGCAATGGCTGATCTATGGACCCTACTGGCGGCGCTGTCCTGCGCCGCGATCTTCATCCGCATCATCACCTGGCGCCACGCGGGCGAGCGCTACCGGTTCTGGATAGGCCTGTGTGCCTATGCCCTGGCCGTGTGCACTGGCTGCTTCGCTCTGACGGTGCTGTTGGAGTTCTTGGCTGCAAAGCCCATCGAGCCTGTCTCGCCATGGCTGGTCCTGGTGCTGGTGTGGCTTTCGATTCTGGTCTGGCTAGCCCGGGGCAACGTGGCTCGAATCGTCCAGGTCAACTGGGCTACCCATTGGGATGGGGCAGAGAGAAGGAAGGGTAGAATGTAAGGGCCGGCAGCATGTGCCGACCCTCGATGCTGGAGCCTAGAGAGTCTTGAAGTACTCGTTCAGGTTCTTGTGCAACGTGATGATTGCTTCAGAGACCTTGTTAGCGTCGTCCTCGCTGTAAACGTTGAACTCCTTGCCTACCCCGATCGCCCTGGCCTCTATCAGGGCGAGAATCATTTGGTTGGCGGCCAGAGCTGAATGAGTGCGAGGGTTTACTGCTTCTGTCATGAGAACCTCCTAGTCCTACATGGTTGTTGGTCGATGCAGCTTAGCAGCGCCAATAGATCAGTCGAGAGCCCTATGCCTTCACGCCCCCTAAAGCCATGCGCAACGCCTGGCTGCCGGGAGTTGGTGCGCGGCTCTGCTCACTGCCCTCGCCACCAGGTGCTGGCCGATCAGCGTCGAGCTGAGCACATGAAGAAGGTACACGCCGCCTACAACCAGCGGCGGGACGAGAGCGACAGGTTCTACAAGTCGAAGGCATGGCAAGCATGCCGGGCTCAGTTCAAGCGTGCGCATCCCCTGTGTGAGGAGTGCGAACAGCGTGGAAAGGTGGTGGAGATGGACATCGTCGACCACCGGGTTCCCTTCAAGGAAGCGCCTCACCTCGCCCTGGACTGGTCCAACCTGCGATCCCTGTGCAAGGGATGCCACAACCGCGTCGGACGCCGCGTAGGCCTCACCGGAGGCCAGGGGGGAGGGGGAAAACTCTGATCTCTCCGAAGGCCGAACGACGGGGGGAGCCTTTTTTCCATTTCCACAAAATTCGGATTC